GGTAGTAGTAGTTCGCCCTGCCGAAAGGCCAAGAGTATCCTGCACACGGGCAGAAACAGCCCGAACGGACTTGCGCTTGCCTTGAACAGTCGGTTCACCTAGGTCTAATGGTAGGGTGGTTAGTATTGGAGTATAATCAAGACCTACAGTGACTACCGACGCTGGGGTAGCCAAGGTAAAAAATCCGTCAACATCGGGCGTAACGGATATTACTTGTCCATCGGCAAGCCCAGTTAGAGTTCGACCCGCCAAATGTTCTACACCAGAAAATACGGTAGCGGGAGCTCCCCTGTATTGAAGCCCAGAATCTACACACCAAGCATCCACAACACCATTAGGAAAGATACGCTCTGCCATGCGCTCAATATATTGCACCACTTGATTTCCAATAGACCTGGAAACTACAAAATAAACCGCATCAACCGCACCAAAGGAAACTGTTTCAGTCACTACCGCGACAGATTTAAACCCTCCTGCGGTATCATGATGAGCCCAGCCAATAAGGTCTTGTTCTTTGAGAAAAGTTAGGGATAAACAGCGTCCATCGCTACGCACGGCCCAGATGATTTTGAAAGGTTCTTCGGCGAAGGCCCAGCTAGCGATGGTGAAACCGTAGAAGAGATGGGAGGAGAGAACAGAGATATCGGTGCCGGTATAGACCTGGGTGTAGAAGTTGAATGCAAGATCGCGAACAATGGAGCCTTTGGATTGAATATAGAGAACATCGAAGTTGCCTACAATCGGTGGGAGATCCCCTGCGCCGTTGTAGGCCTGTGGATTCGCTGTCGCGTCGATAGGCGTTATAGGCGCATTGCCTCCGCCATTGACAAGCCAGGCTTGTTTATCAGTCAAAGTTACCAATCCCGAAGGCATCGGGATCATGGATTTAATCGTCTGAAGTGTAAGCGCAGAAAGGGTTTCGGAAATAGCATCGTCAGGTTGAATTGGATTAGAGATATCATAGTTGAAAAACGAAGCGGGTTTAGAGAAATTCATCTGCCCTGGCGAAAGCGGAGGCGCAGCAAGGACAAGGCGTTGTTGGAAATAAGCAGGAACTGAGGGATTACCAGTATTACCGCCGATGACAGCAGTCGCAGCTGCTGCTCCTGCGGAGAAGGTTACAGCTGGGGCAGCGAGGTAGCCTGTGCCAGCAGTTATTGGAAGAAGGTAACCCACGCCCCAAGTAAGATTCAGCGTTGTAATACCGCCGTGATGAAGTGTGTTTGTGAACGATACTGGATTGCCTGGAGTAGGCCCTGAAGATACGTTTCCCGGCACACTTCCAGGAAATGTAATTGGTTGCACGGTTAGGACTTTTCCCAGCCCGTCAACAGTTGCAATTATTACTTGAATCGGGCCGCCTGGAACTACGTTGCTTATTAAGGTTTCGCCGGGATTGTTGAAAGCTCCGCCGGGAGCACTTACAGTAGGAGTCCCTTGAACTTGTAGAACAGCTTGCGCAGTGGCGGTTTGGCCAGAAGGCGGGGCAGCTACGGTAACAGTTGGATCGGTGGTATAGGTGCCTGAAGCAGTGACAGTGTAACCAGTAACCGGGCCGCCGAGGAATGGATTCTGGGCAATTGGTGGAGTTAAGGAGAAGTCTGCGACGATGTTGGTATCTTGGAAAGAGGTTCCGAAGGTGAAACCGATAAATCCATGCATGGCGCCGACGGCTACAGCGGCACCATAGGCACGGGTGGCTTTGTAGACGTTGTAGTACTGGGCTCCGGAGACCGCGGTCCAGGAGACAGTGTTAGTACCAGGAACGGTTGTGATATCAGTGATAGGGCCTATAATAGCTGCCCCAGACGGAGCGCTTTCTTGTCCGTTGAAATCAACAGCGGTGACTTTGTAGGAATAGTTGACTGTACCAGCGGCTAAAGTTGTAGCAACGGCTTGGCCCGTAGGTGTGGAAACAGTAGCCCCGAAGGATATAGTGGTAATGGTCCAATTATCGGCAGAATTTAAAACAAGAATTTGTGGTTGATAATTCGGATGGCAAAGTACCATCGTGTTGACGTTCTGGGCGTATTTTACCAAGGCAAGATCGGCAGCGGCAAAAGGAGAAGGGAGAGTGTAGACACGGGCTACGGTGCCTCCAGAAGTATAAGCAGAGTAGGCTCCGGTGTTAATTGCACTGCTGTCTAAAACTCGTTGTAACGAGAAATGATCAGCATCAACGACAACTACTCTGGCGTAGCGACCATTCAACTGGGTCATCCCAACGATGCCAGTTATGAAAATCCATTCGCCAGTGGAATATCCGTGGGCGGTGACGTTGAGAACGCCAGGGGAGGCTTGGGTGATGCCAAGGATGGGCTTAGAGGTTTCTAGAATTGGCGCTCCGTTGAAATGAAAGCGAATATATCCATCGCCGAATTCAAGAACGTAGTTTACGGTAAAGGATGCGGAGAAAGGAATAACGCGGACAGCGGTCGCGGATTTAAAAGCCTGGAGGACATATTTCGTCCCCATTCGTGTGGACGCACCACCACGATAGTCGACGAAGTAATTTTGAAGCAGCGCTGCACCGGATTTATATTTAGCAAGATCGACACGAGCATTCAACGCTGGGGCCCATTCCCCGGCGTGGAAGCTATGCTGCATTACTGGCTGGGCCATAGGAGATCAACCATAAGGAGTAAATAGGGGACCCCAATCGAATTGGACGTTCGGCGAGTATTCCCAAGTAGGATAGGCGATACCGCGAGCCCTAAGCCAATCTGGTGTAACGTCGTTGACAGTAAGACCTTCGTTACCATCGTTCTTGCGAGCCTCCATAATTTTGGCATTGGCTTTGTTAATCGCAAGCTGCATTAAACCCTTGTCGCCATTAATGTTTGGGCAAAGCGTAGCGCCTAAGGCTTGAACCCAAGCTTCGATAAAGTCTTCGTCCATTACGTTGGGGTTAGTGACTCGTTTTACATAGGCAAGAATTGGCGATTGTTGGTTGGTTAAAATAACCCGTTGGTCAACTTGAGCCGGAGGCGAGGCGAAGGTTAGATTAAAGGTGGCCCCAATTCCAATTCCAGTTGAACTGGCCTGTGCAATGGGATTGGAAGGAATAGAGAAGTAACTTCCTGCTGTGACTTCGTCAAAGATACTTGTGACAAGCGACGCTGCTGTGATGACACCAGCTGCGACGGTATTGACCAGTATTTGTGCAGGTGCGCCAAGTCCCGAGGCTGGAGCGGCCAACGTGAGAACATCTCCAGCTGCATGGCCTGTGCCTCCGACTGCGACTGCAACAGCGGTTGCAGAGAAGAATTGATCGACTTCGACTATAAACTTAACCGGAGGGCCGTTCCAGAAGGAAGGAACACCGCCAGTGACCGCAGTTGTAATAGGGACACCTCCACCAAAACCAGTAGCGAATTGCGGGACGACCCAGCAAGGGCGGATGCAATCGGTAGGGAATTGATATTCGTAGGCCCAAGGCGGGGCAGGAATCCCTTTCTGCCAGGTTAAACCACTGGCAGTGGGATTCTCTGGTGTGCCCGGAGCAGAGGTGATAAAGGTTAGGTTGACGAAGTTTTTAGCGCAGTTCCAAGGAGCTTTGCGAAGCATTTCATCGCGAATCTTTGTGATAACAAGATTCGTTTGAATGGCCTCGTTGGAGGAGTTGTTGGTTAACTCCGCCTGGGTCACGTTGGTGCGAGTTCCAACGGCTTGGAGTGCGCGATTAGTGATAGAGACAAGATCAACCACGACGGTTTACACCTTTGCCATGATTCATTCCATGGAGACCGGCAGAGCCACCTTCGCGGCCTTTAAAGCCTACTTGGCCTTGCCCTCCACGGCGATATACGGTTCCATGAAGCCCAGGGGCCTTGGGATTGTCGATAGTGGTAGGCCCCTGGGGAGGACAGTAGTTGTGAACATCACGAGCGGATTTTACTCCTCCGCCGGAGGCTTTACCCTTCACTGTCTTTTCCTCCCACATCGTCTTGGTCAAAACCATCGCCGAAGACGCTGGTGTTAAGAGCGCCAGGGGAACCGGATTCGGAGTTATCGCAAGGCACTGGGCCTTGGCTACCGACTTTGTAGACATCCGCCATTGAGCCTACCCCAGAGCCCATATTCTTTGGGCCCCGAGGCGTGGCGTAATGGAAGTCAGTCCTGGTAGGGACTTCGCCACCATCTTTACTCATCAGTAGGTTCCTCATCATCGATTTCGGTACCTTCAGCTGGCGCTGCATGTTGGGCAAGTTCCAGCAAAGCTGCGTCATGGATAGCTTTCAACTGCGGATGGCCGCGCGAGAGTTCAGCAATTTCGAGCAGGTGCTTGATAGTTTCCCAATCCATTTTAGTTCCTCTTCTGTGAGCCGGATTTGTGAACAGTGCGATGTGCACCAGGACCTTGGTTGCCTTTGCCAAGGGTCGCGGAGCCTACTTGCTTGTAGCCCATGCCACCATAGAGCTTCTCGACGGCTTGGGGATTGCCAAGGTGGTTGCCAAGTTGGTCAGCGGCGCAAGGGCTGACGATGCGAGGCTTGGGTTCGACCTTGGCGCCGGTTTGGTTGCTAACGCTAGCTCTTCCTTGTTTCATCGTGTTCGTCCTTTAGCATTTGGATGAATTCCTCATTGCGGACATTGTATTCGGCGAGAACCCATTTGTTTCGTGGCCCGCCGAAGTCTTCATGGAAGTCGATTAGGGTGGAAAGATTGGCGAGGTAGTCTGCGAGTTCGACTTTGGTCATCTATTGTACCTCTTCATTAGATATTCCACAGTGGCCTAGAGTCGTGGAATTCTTTTTCCATTGCCATAACATACACTTGGAACCAAGGCAGAAGCTTTTATTTGGCTCCTGCGAAGGTCTATTACCGGTATCCTGGGTACTTTCTGAACGCTGTAGTGGACACCATAATTTAGCAGCGGCCTCTTCAGTGACAGTCACTTAGATTTCTTTTTACGAATACCAGTGCCGGTATCGGCTTTGTTGAATTCTTTCGCAACCTTCGGTGGGATACCGATTTTCTTCGCGAACTTCGGATCATGGGCTGCGGCGGCCATTGTGCGGGCGTGCTTTGCGGATTTTGAAGGCATGGTTTATGCTCCAAAGCATTGGTAGAAGAATGCAGTTTGAGCAGTGCCGAAGGTTATCGACAGCACTGTCGTACTGGTGGTTATGAAGGTAGTCGAGGCAGCACTGCCAGGAGTTACTTGGCAGAAAGGTGCAGTGGTATAAGCAGTCCCGAAGCTGATATTACAAGTCGTAGCGCTGGTGTAGGTGACTCTACCTGCGACATCACTGGAACCGGAGGTAAGAGCAAAGCCAGCACAGGCACTCGCAGTAGGCACAGCACTGGTTGTAAAGTTAACATGGCCGGCTTGGTCAAGCCGCATAATTTGGTTAGCTTGACCGGCAGTGTTGCTAGTTGCGAGCTCAATCTTGGTCGGGATATTACTGCCGCTCGAAGCGGCAGTTTGAGATGCCGAGAACTGCGCAGAGTTTTGCTGTGCAGCGTTAGCAAAGCCTTTGAAAAAGAATGCGCCGAGAAGATCACCGGAGTTTGTGTTGCCCCCAGTACGATTTTTTTGGAAAACATATTGGGCCGCGCCAGTGTCGGCGGTGGAATTGGTAAGGGTGAAAAATGGATTGAAGGAAGAGGCGGAGGCACAGGCGAAGTTCTGCCCGCTATCCATTGTACAGCGATTAGTAACAACGGCAGTGGTAGAAGAGGCTACAAGGATTCCATTGGAAGTCATACCAGACCAAGTGACTGCGCCGGTAGTATTGCTCAGGGACAGCGGCGCAGGGACGCTTGTGGGTTCTAGTACGAAAGTCGCAGAAGCGTTGGAAACTGGAGTAGTGATTCCACGAAAGGAGTTATTAGATGCAGTGCCAATGACAGCATTGCCGGTGATATTAATACCAGTAGTTGTACCTCCACCCGTAGCGAAGACGTTACCAGTAACACTCACACCGCCAAGATTGGCTGCGTTGGAGATAGTTAGGCCAACGCTTCCGTTAGGATAAAATACGTTGCCAGTGATTGTTAAATCTTCAATATAGGCCGTGTTGGCATCTTGACCAATGATAATTCCATTGGGAGTTCCGCCACCAAATTCGTTATTAGAGATGCCGATGGTTTGAATTACACTAGCACTACCTTTGTTAAAGGTGATTCCATTATTGTCATTTTGCTCAAAAACATTGTTAGTAATATAGATATTTCCAAAGACACCAGATTGATTTGGTTGAATGTTTAATCCTGTGTTACAAAAATGGATGTTATTGTTAACAAGCTGAACATTTCCCCCGCTTTGGATCGTAATACAAACCTGTCGAACCGAAGCGGTTTGAGTTAGACCGAAGTTAGTATTGGAGATGTTATAAATGCCAGAAAGTGGGGAGAAGGAGTTACCGAGAACAATTCCATTATTAATCGAATTGATTAGATTACTGTTAGCGATTGTTAATAGCGAACATGTACCACAAGTTAGGGTAGTATTACCTCCACTAAAATAAACATCATCAATAACGCTTCCATAGTTTTGGCCGGCATTGCCATCCATGCTAAAGAGCGTGCCAGTAGTGCCTGCGGCTTGCGAAGCGAAGACTCCAAAGTGATGTAATTTGAATGGGAGGTTAGTTGTAACAGTAAAAGCATTACCCATATGCAACGGGTAGAGCACACTTTGCTGGCGACCTTCACCTTCGACATGAAAGTCTCCAGTTGCGCTAGTCATAGTTATCGTTGACGCAAAGGCGTAGTTGCCTCCGTCGATAAAACAAACGCGATCGGCTACGGAGCAGGAATTCATCCAACTCTGCATTGCAGTCGCGTTATCAGTGCCATAAGTGATGGTGGTAGAAACGGAAGATAGAGTTGTACCTGCGTTAGGAGAAACGGTTATAGCGGTGGAGGAAGAGAAGGCCGTGATAGTCCCTACATAAGGGGCTCCGGCAGCACCAGCGCCATAGATTTGAATAGCTTTGTTGCCGCCAGTACCGGTACAGCCGGTTCCGCCTTGGCAATCGGTTGAGGCGAAAGTAGCAGTGGTTACAGTTAGGGCTCCTGTACCTGAGGCAATGCTAGCGGTCTTGACGACTTGTAAAGCATCTGCAACTGCGCCAAAGGATTTTAGCGCGATACCAACGCCAGTAGGCGAGCCGCAGGTAGGATCAGCGGATGAACTTCCCCAGACAGTAGTTTGGCCGCTAGCACAAGGTCCTACGGAGCGGAAGCCGCTAAAGCCTGGACCTCCGCCTACAGCAACGGAGTGGTTGGTTATATCTTGGCCAAGAGCAGGGAAGGACGCAAGAAGGGCAAGAAGTGCGAGGAGTTTTTTCATAGCGAAGCCCATCCTGTTGCATCTGCCAGAGGATAGAGTCGAAGAAGTTGGCGATTTTGACCTATAATAAAGTCTGTTGCAAGTCCGTCGATTTTTTGCCCGGCAAAGGGATGAATAGTGATATTGAACGCAGCTGCATTGCCCCCAAAGTCTTTGATAAAATAATATTCGCCAAAGGTTCCGATTTGAGATCGTTGAGGAAATTGTTTCAAAACTTGATTAATGTCAGGAAGGTTTAGAGTAACTGTAGCTGCGATATTGACGAATATAACACAATCCCCATTGACTAAATCCGTAGGCCCTCCTGCGGTAATAAATCGCGCAGGGTTAATATATCCTTCAACCCAGCCTAGGCTAGGGCCTAGATAGATTTTGGTCCGTTGAAGTACATTTCCGCCTTGATCAAGATCGTCCATTAGAGCACTCTCGTTTAGATCCAATAGGATACTTGAGCCGTCTTCTTGTAAGAGCCTTGAGCCTTCAACAGTAAGAAGAAAACCGGACATTCATTTAGATTCCAAAGAGCGGAACTGCGTTAGGCGATAGAAGATAGCCAAAGACTCCCCAACCGGTGACCCAGCCATCGACAGTTAACAAGGAACTTGTGATTCGAACATTGACGATTTTACCTGCCGGGATATAACAACGGATTCCATCGAGTTGGTTGGAGGCGTTTACAGCGGCATTGGATACAATGAACTGAGAGTTTGTTACAACCGACGCTCCAAGCCACACGGCCTGAACGCCAGAATTATGCACATCGGTTCCAGAGTTGCTTGGGCCAGCAGAAGTCCAGTTGCCTTCCATGTACATAGAGTTAATAAGAAGAACTTTGCCAACAGGGACAGTGTAGGGAAGTGTAGCGATTTCTCCAACCATGCCTTGGGCATTGGGCGTGGGATTATCAATGCTTACGCCGTGGTTAATAGTAGTTTGCCCCATCACGCTCCAGGGATCAATCTGGAACCGACCGGGGTTGGGATTTAGACGAATTCGCGATCCTGGATTGATAAACATTAGAAATCTGCCCCGAAGGCTGTTATGTCGATTTCTTTAGCGGCTGTGACGGTAGTCAGGGATTTGATTTGTAAAGTGTCGCTAGCACTGGAGAGAAAGATGTAGGGATTGCTATCAGCGTCAATGGGTAGGCCTGGTGTTTTGGAGATATCAAGGAGATTAACTGCAACATTGGTTAGATCGACTTGTCCAGCGGTGATAGGGATAGAGATTGTGCCAAGAGGAAAGAATACACCGCCAGTAGTGATACCCCAGGTGACGTTACGTGCAACGGTGTCAGAAGAGGTCACAACTATAGCGTTGATTTTAGTTCCATTGGCCCCGCCAGTAGCAATGGTTTTTAGCCCCGAGGCATCGGCAGGAAGAATTTGTATTTTGTAGCTCTTTGGTGCCTGCGGAAACACCGGCGTTGCAGTAACAGTCATTAGACTAGCCCTCCGGCGTTAGCGTGGTTGAATCCACTGGCGTAGATATAGGCAGCATTAGCGACGGCAATTGTTCCAGCCAACTGGGCTAGAACTGTGGCATTAAGAGAAACTACTGGATTACCTGCAACGCCGTCACCATTAACAATATCGATCTGATTTGCAGTGCCTTGGATTGACTCAAGTGCCCAGGTGTTACTAGCAGTTCGTACAAGGATTCCAGTAGTAGCCAAAGCAGCAATGGCGATTAGATCAGGATCGGATAGAAGATTCGCAACTTGAATTTGTTTAGTTTGGCTGCTTTGTACAATAGGTACTACTTCCGTACCAGCAAGAGGTAAGGATGCGATAGGAAGTTGAGAGATTTTTAAGTCCACTAGATTCTCCGCGCAGGGACTTCGTTGGATTTGGCCGTAGGCGTAGGCATTCCAAGGCGTTCGAGAATCGCGTTGATTTGGGACTTGAGTTCTGCGTTTTCGGACTTCAAGGCGTCGAGTTCGCTAGCGGTGATAGGCGAAACTGGTGGCTGTAAGCGATTCATCGCGTCGAGTTGGCGAGAGAGCTTGGTAAGGATGTCGTCGGACATAGTGCCAGTTAGGGATTCGATTGCGTGTTCGCCTTTGTAATTGGCCTTCCATTCTTCCATCATTTCTTCGGCTTCGTCGTCCAAGGGAGTCATATCGGCGGTGCACATAAAGCCTGGGCCGGTGATGTAGTCGTCAGGATAGCGCCGATCTTCTGCGGTAGCGATGATGATTTCACCGGGATAGTTATGGTCGGATTGATCCTTTGGATCGAGATACATAGGGACGACGAAGGTCTTTTTGTGGAGCCTGGCTCGGCCACGGACCTTGGATTGGAGTTCTTGCTTCTCCTCCCAATCGCATCCTTCGATGTTGATGTAGTGTTTGTCAGTAAGGCGAAAGCGAGCCATAGGCGTTATCCTTCGATTGAGTCCGCGCCAGAAATGAAGCCTGGCGAGGAGTTGACGGTGAACCGCGATGCGGCTTGGATTGTGATTGCGCCTGCGTCGATAGCGACCATGGCGTTGGAGAAGGCCGCAGCGTTTAGGCCGGTCCAGATGAAATCGCCAGCTTGGCAGGAGGTGCCGTCGCAGACAAAGGAACCGGCCTTGACTTGTTTGCCATTGATGGAATGGGTCTTAGTTAGGCGTACGCGAGCCATTGGAGGTCTCCTAGAAGATTGAAAAGGCAAGACTGCCAGGGGCAACTGCGGTAGCGATTGTAATACAGAGGTCGAAGCCTTGAGGAAGAACAAAGACCGCGCCGTAGCCGTTGCCAAGGTTAAGAGCCTGGTTGCCTGTGGTAAAAGTCATCACGCCGGTAACGCTGGCGGTATTGGTGCCACAGTTGGTGCCAGTGCCAGTGGTAAAGGTTACGACTGAGGTCGCGATTGGAATCAGGTTGACCTGGGTGACATAGATGGACTTTCCGGCGATGCCCGAGACGATTTTGGTAGCCGTAGCGACAGTGCCAGTAACTGAGATTTGCGCAGTCGTAGCAGGAACAAATACGCTCTGCTGCGCATTGGCGAGGCCTGCCACAAGCAGGAAGGGGACTAGGAGAGCGAGTATCCTTTTCATAGCAGGCCTCATGGGGTTAAGAGACGGAGACGCAGATCCAGTTAAAGGTCGTGGTGGTTGCGGTCTGGTTGAAGGTGAAGCCGGTAGTAGCCGCAGCTGTGACGAAGGTGGTAGCGGCGGTGGCGTTGTTAGGCGTGACGAGGCATCGCGGAGCGGTAGCGTAGGCCTGGCCAAAGACTACGGCGCAGGTAGCGGCAGTGGCGCCGGTGACCTGGCCGGAGAAGTCGGTAGAACCAGCGGTTATGACTCCGGCGGTGCAGGTACCGAGGGTCGGAGGGTTGTTGCCACCAGAAGCGTTGAAGTGGCGATTGCCCTGGAGGTAGAGGTTGTTGGAGGCATCGACGCCAAAGGGTCCGGAGGGATCTTGAGAAAGTTGGACCGATCGGGTGATAACTTGTGCACTGGCAAGGCCTATGGCAAAGCATAGGCCGACCAGGAAAGCAGTGGTGAGTTTTCGGAACATGGGGTTTACCTCAAGGCATACCAGGTGAGATCAGGGAAGTTGAACTGCCATTCTTTGGAAGTGCTGACAGTAAGAGTTGAGCCGGATAGGCCTGCGTTGATGGTCTGGGCCTGGGGTGTGGATGCAGCTGTGGTAGTGACCATAGTCGTTAACGTTGTGTCAGTTGTTAACGATACAATTTGGCCATGGAAGGCGGGATTCGGAAACGTCACGTTCCAGGTTGTAGGGGCTGTGCCTTTCCAAGCGACTGTGGACTCCTGCTGCGTCATAGTCCGTGTAGCGGCGCCAGAGCCGGACTGCGTGATCATACCTCCGCCATTGCGGGAGAGGTAGAGACACATGAAGCCAGTAGATGGGCCGCCCGGGCCTTGACCAGCGTTCCAGCATTCGTTGCCAGTGACGTTGTTTTGAACAACTGGTTGGGCCCAAGTATAGATTGCTGGGGAGGCAAAGAGGACAGCAAGCGCTGCCCCCCATGCCAGAGTTCGGAGAAAGTTCTTCATCAGTTCGCCACCACGACGCCGGCAGGGTATCCGCCGGGGACTGCGTTGCCAGTGGACTGATATGGCTGGTCGAAGCGGTCAAGGACGATCCAAGACTTCAGCTGGCCAGCACCATGAGTGCCGACGGTAACGTAGGAAAGCTGAAGGAATCGCGGAATGGCAATGCCCGCAGGTGGCCGAGGCATGTCCATGTCATAGAGACGAGCGCCTGCGACAAGGGTTGCTTCGGCATAGGCGGGGGATGCCCACCAGTTACTGAAGGCATTAGGCGCACCGGAGCCGTTGTCAGTCGCGCCTTGCAGGATGATTTGTAAGGAGGTTCCACCGGTGAAGGTGGTAGTGACCCACGCGACCATTTTCAGGGCAGGGTCGTCGCCGATGCCCATATCGCGTGCGCCCTGGAGGTTGGCAAGAACAGGAATGCCAGCCATGTGGAGATCGAGGATATTAGTCGAGGACTGGGTGCCAGTGGTAGGTGAGTCCGCGCCACCAGCGACCGTTCCAGTGAACTGGAGAAAGAAGTCGAGAATCATGTCAGGTCACCCGTGCTTCGTTGTTAAGGATCGCGTCGCAGGTACGGACCGGGACGCCACGGAAGGTAGTCACGACCTTGCCATCGAATTGTTCCAAGCGAAGGAGGACGTTGGTTTTGTTCATCGCCTGGAGGTCGAGGTAGGTGCGGACGATGCGGTTGCAGTAGATCGTGGTCCGGCCCATGTTGGCTCGGACTTGTGGAGTGTCCGAGGACTGGATTGCGGTTGCAGAAGCAGGCGCGGTCGGGAGGCGGTAGAGTCCGCGGACGATGAAGTTGATCAGGTTCGCTGCGTTGACGCCGGTAAGCTGGGTCACGTCGATGTTGCAGACCCGAACGGTATAGCGCCAGTCGCGGAGGACAAGGCCGATTTCCCACTTGAAGTGATCACGGTAGGCCTGGTAGGTGTTGCCGGAGGCATCTTGAACTGGCCACTCGCCCATATCGCGGTGTTGGAGACCCGTGATTTTGCCTTTGGGGAAGGTAGCATGGGTAGTGTCGGAACCCCAGACAGTGATCCAAAGGGACGTATTAGTAGATCCAGTACCTCCTGCATCCAACACATTTGCAGCAGTCGCCGCATTGGCCGCGGTAACCGTTGAATAGCGAGGAGCAAAGCCAGTGAACCGCTCGGGGTTGACACTTTGGTTTCCATAGATAAGCGTTGCCGCGACCTGCTGCGACATCCCTTCGAGGAAGGCCTTGACTTCGGAGAAACGGAACTCGGCCGTGTTTCCGTTGAGGTCCGCGATGTCTTTGTCGATTACTGCGTAGGTTTCTAGGTTGCCACAGGTGTCCACGATCTGTGCAGTGGTGGACTTGGCGTTCGGGACACCGGCGTTGAGGAATCGCCAGGTGGCTTGGGGCAAGCCAGTCCGGACGGTGGTTTTGTGACCGGTAGGGAGGTTGCCTTCAACCACCATCATGTCTTCGAGGATTTCGTTGGTCTGGGAAAGAAGCTCGATGATATGGGCGATTTTGTAATTATCGTCCATTCGCTTCGCCCAGTCGGCGTAGGTAAGGGCTACTGCGCCCAGGGTTGCCATTGGGGATTATCCTTGTGAAGGAAGATTGGGATACATGGCTTGCGCAGCTGAGCCAGGCTTTGGCTTAGGCGTGTTGCCAATAATGGGTGATCCCTCGCCAAGGCGCTCCGCAAGTTTGTTAAAGAGTTTGATAAAGGCTGGGTTGTCACCCGCCCCTGTCAGGTCCATTGCGGATTTAAATTCGCTGACGAGTTTAGCATCGCCAAGGGCATCGTACATAGCGCCGATGCGGGCCTTGACTTCACCAAGCTTCCCACCGATCTCGGGGTCGGCCTTGATTTCGGTTTTCCAAGTGGCCTTCTGGGCCATCCAAGCGTCCATAGGAGCTTTGGTTACAGCTTCCGCAGTGGACTGCAAAGTCTTGGTATGAAAGTCGACAAGGCGTTGAGCGTTGGCTTGGGACAAGCCCATTTCTTTGAAAAGGGTCCCGACCTCGGCGATAGCTTCTGGCGCTAGCTCTACCCCTTCGGGGAGCTTGAAGTCTTCATACTTCTCTGGAGCGCCAGCAGGCTTTTCACCTTCCTTAGGCTTCTCGCCCTCAGTCGGCTTCGTCTCCGTCGGCGTCTTCGGCTCTTCCTCGTTGAGCAACGAGACCGATTCGCTCGGCTTCAGCGGCGTTTCCGCGTTCGCGTTCGGCGTCAACGCTGGTGTCGGCTCGGTTGGATTCGGCGAGGTCTCGCTCATTGGCTTCTCTCATCATCTGAAGATATTCGTCAGGGCACAGCCGGACGACCAGGAGGAATTCCTGCAAAGCATCGTTTTGAATACCGCAGTTGAATGCGGTTTGGATTGGGTCGGTTGTGAAAGGCGTGGAGAAGATATGGTTGCGAAGGAACCGAGTATGCATCCATTCGCGGCCGTTGTATTCGCCCATAAGGGCAATGAAGATGTGTTCGTTGGCGGTGTCAAGTTGCTTGCGCTTCTTTTCGCGTTCGCGAATCGCTCGGCGGTTGGTGGAGTCGAACATCAGAATCTCCGATTCATTACAGTCGGATTAACGGATTTAGCCTGGGCCTGAATATTCGGATGCCTCCATCGAGTATATAGGCCTACCAACCCGTGGCAAGCAAGGTTGCCTAAAAACCACCCACAGGACATAAAGAATCCCCACGCGAACCAGGTTAACCAGGTCATAGGGTGATAGTTCATCCTTCGGCTCCCGGAATGAAGCAATAGATTATGATCTTGCCAGAGTGTACGTTGAACCAGAGGACCGAAGCGCCGGTAGGGGAACGGCCAGAGAGTACGGCGTAGTCGGGAACGTCCATCCAAACATCGCGCCAGAGGACTTGGAAGCCTTCGGGAGTTCTACGCCAATCCGAGGGTTCGGTCCAGTCGTTGTTGGAGCAACAAGGCGAGCCACGTTGATTGCGCTGGAATTCATACCATTCGTGGTTGAGTACAGTATGGTCGTGGGTTAGAAGCCAATACGCTGTCATAAGCTCGAGCATTAGGAAGCTCCGGTTAGGTTTTGTAAGGCGTTCTTGCCTCCACCGACGTTGATGTTGGAAAGGGTTTCAGCGCCACCGGCGAGTTTCTGTGCGGTGTCAGCTTGCTGGGCCATGGCAGTTTGTTGTTGCTGTTGCTGTCGCTGATCGCGAAGGGCCTTGACTGCCTCAGGAGAACGCATAAGTCTGGGGTCGTTGTTTAGCAATGAGGAGTATTTCATAATGCCATAATCGAAATCGACAACGTCTAAGGCAGCCGGATCAACGCCAGCGACATTGCCTGCTACGCCAAATACACGCTCGATGCCAGAGGCAGAGGCGGCTTCTTGGGCTTGGGCAAGCATGGAGATGAATTCGATTTGGATGGTTTGACCCCCAGCGCCGAGTTCAGGTGGAGGCGGAGGAAAGATGCCTTTGCGCGAGCCTATGGCAAAGCTGCGATCGATTGCCTGGGGTAGGGTTTCATTCATGATCCGTTCGACGACAGGACCGGCCATAAGCATGGCTTCGGCGCGACGAGCGTCGATTTCGGTGGCGGAGACGTTGCTTCGCGTTTCGAATTGGGAAATAGCTTGGAAGATTTTGGAAAAGAATATCTCGCGAATCCGCTCACGAATTTCATTAAGGTCTTCAGAGATCTCTCCGACAGGGAATTTCATTTCATAGACGGAGGCAAATCCAGGCTTGCCGGAGGTGGAGAATCCGGTGACGTAGGTGACACCGCCTGGCAATAACGAAGCAGGCTGATTCTTAAGCTGAATATCTGCCACCATAGGCGGATTAACAGTCTTGTCGATAGCTTGCGCTTTGCGCTTAGTCTCCTGCTGTAGCTGTTTGATGTCCCCAAGGGCATCCATAGCAGGAGATCGACCATACGCATCATTACCAACAAGGTCCCAGCGGCCAGGGACAAGAGGATTCTCGAAGTAGCCTTTCTTTTGAAGGTAGAGGTCCGAGGAAGAGCCGAGTTCCCAATAGAGTTCTCGGTATTTGAAATGTTCGGGGTAGCCGAGATCGCGTTTGTCGTTTGGTTCAATGCCATGACCGATAAGGACCTCGCGGGTGAGCATTGCGTTGCCTTCTTTGTAAAGGCGAGCGATGCTGGGGGAACAGTTTTCAACGCCGAATCGATCGACGGTTTGTTGAACGGTGAGAACGAATTCGCGATAGAAAACATCGGCGCGGAAGTTGCCGGAGTTGTCGAGGAAGTATTCCCCAGCGCAGGGGTTGTAACAGTTGATAACGTTTTCGAAATCATCGTAGATTAAAATCGTGGCCGTGCCGAAGACGACAAGGTCGAAGTAGAACGTCGCCATGGCTTGGTAGAAGTTAGAAGCCTGAAATATGGCGCGAAGTAGACGTTCGCATTCAGCCAGCCAAAGAGAAATTGGTCCAGTCTGGGTAGAGTCAATCTTGTTGATTTTAAGTCTAAACCATTGTTTAGTCGGGTTTGTAGTTCCTGTAAGCATTCCCGCAGCACAGTTTCGCGCAGCCAGGGTACCTGTCGAGTCGATAATGTGTTGATTGATCGGCGAACCACGGGCAGCCTGATTCGGAGTGATAAGCCATTTGTAGCGGCGTGGTAGAACATAGTCGGCTAGCTCCCTCCAGTGGACCCACCAGCTGTAGCGATTGACTTTCAGTCCTGCAAGGCGACCGTCGAATTGCTTGCGCAGCTTGATCCCGATGGGATCAACGGCAGTTGCAGTCATTCCGCCTTGTGCACGAGCGTTCATAGGCGATCACAATAAGCTCGAAGAGTCGCACGATCAACGAAACCGTAACGTCTATGACAGTGTATACATTCACCCCAACAACCTGTGGCGTCGTCACGAGGGATGCATTGTAAACACCAGCCTAGTTTGCAAAAAAGCCGATTAATCATTTGACGACTTTCAGTTTCTTAACGCGATGCTTGGGATTGACAGAAGGGAACTTATCGTTTCCCGAAGGCATGGAAAACTGGCCCTGGCTTTGCATAGTAGCGGCGGCCATGAGAAGATTGGCTGGGTCGACAGAGGTCAAAGGGGACTGACCCTCGCCTCTGCCGATGTTGCCGGTTTGGTCAGGAACGCGGGGCATCAGAGATGATAGTCCAGGTTGAGCTTGATCAATTGTTCTGACCCGGCCTTGAAGTTATTGGAGAAGACTTCAGGCCCGGCGGGATTGAAGTGTTTGTTCCAGTCGATGTAGAGATAGGTCACTCCGATAGACATTTGAGTCGTCACAGGGAACTTGAGTCCACCGCCTACGGTCCAACCCACAAGCCATTGCTTATTGCATCCAATAGGGTCGATGCAGGCTTCGAGTCGGCGTTCAGCAGCACCGGCAGTTAGAAATGGGAGGATTTGGGCAGCATAGATAGAAGTAGGCCCAGAAACTGGCACGGGCCAATTGGTGGGAGCAGTAGCCCCACGAGCGACGGCAGCATTGGTGATCCCACCCATAGTTACGCCGAGGACGACGCGTTCGGTAAAGAGAAAGCCGGATTTGACTCGACAGGTAGGTGCAGCAACAATGACGATGTCTGCTACAACTGCCGCCATTGGACAGACGTTGTTGGACTTTGAGAAGTCGTAGTCAGCATCGGCTTCAAGGCCAAGGTAGACATTGCCAGAATAGCCACCAAGGCCAAAGGTGATACCAGCCATGGCACCAGAAGGATGGACATTGCCAGTGCCGGGAATAAGGAGTTCTTGAGCAAGAACCGAATCGAAGCTGGAAGAGAGCTTAGCGCCTGCACCGTTAGCACCGAAGTAAATGCCAGACCAAGGCGATATCGCAGTAGAGACCACGGGCGCCTTGATGGGCATATCAGCGGCGAAAGACGGAGTAGTGAGAGCGAGAAAGGCTAGAAGGGTTTTCATGGAGAGTCTCCTTTGGTTGGACCAATCGTTACCTTGTCCGGTGTTGCGTCGTTCAAGGCTGGGGAATCTGGGGAAGTTGGGGAAAGCTCAATCTTGCGCACAGCAGGGACTGTCGCGGCCATGGTGATAAGGGCAGACTGGCGATTTTTATACCAGCCCCAAATGGCAGAGATGGCGGAACCGCCAACGACAAGAATGTCCGGGACAATGCTTTGGTCAAAGCCCGGGATTCGTGGACCATATTTCATGATAAGATAGGTGAAGTAGATTGTAGCAATGCGCTCAAGAGAGCCTGAGAGTTTTGGGTCCATGGCTATTGCCCCAAAAGGGTATTGCCGCCAGTTTGCCCCTGGCTAGGCACGGCACCGGTGCCGAGAAAAGTAGGGATTGGGGTTTGCCCCATGCCGGGTTTTTTCTTGCCGCTGAAGGCAGTCGGGGACTGCGGTGGCGGAGGCGGAGGAGGGGCATCCGGAGGCTTGGGAGCTTTCATCATATCGGAGATATCCTAGTAGCAGATCAAGGAACCGCCCCACCAGAAGTGGGAGGCGATGAAGCCGGTAAGGATACCGACGACCCAAGGGAGAGGTGGCCAGGTTTTGGAAAGGTTCCAGGTGAAACGGGATAGGGTCTGGCGACCGTAGGCGAGGGCATAGGTTTCGCCACCGATGAACATCATCACGATGATAACGAGGAAGAAGACCCAGTAGATATTCATGGAATGGACTTTCGTAGGGATTCAATTTCGGCCTCGACTGTAGTTTGACCAGAGTCGACAAGGGATTTCGGGACAAGGAGGATCAGGCCATTGCCTAGATCAATGCGATAGGCCAGGATTTCCAGGCCTTGGTCGTCGGTGAAGGGAACGATGCGGTAGGTCATCATTCACTCCAAAATGGATCTACGTAGCCACATTCACAACATGTACCATCCATCTCACGCCAGTCATGAATATGGCAGAGACATAGTAACCAAGACCACCAGCTTTGTTTTTTCACGCCGCCATCCGCTTGTCTGCAAAGGGATCGTATTCACTTTCCACTTGTGGCTTTGCTGGAAACTGCCCACCGGCGTGAGCGGTCCGCGCAACGGGATAGGCGAAGGTTAGAGCAAGAGCATCCGCTCGGTCCGGTGAGGCAACTCCCCGCTTCATCATGTCTTCCTTGCGCTCCAGCTGGATCGCACCTTTCAAGTTTAGCGTGTACGTGGGCCCAATCAACTGCTGGATCAACTCCTCGTCCGCTGGAATTGCCCCGCCGTCCGTGAGCCAGCCTCGCATTAGGCCCCAGATTTCGGCTCGCTTGTTGGCGTACTGTTCCCCTTCGACGCCTTGGGCAAAACCCACGCCGTCAGGCTTAGCACCAAACTGAATGTCAAAACAATTAATATGCATATCGCGAAGATTATCCACCACACCACCACCAACGCCACCGCCGTCAACGAAGACAGCGTCTGCATTAAGTTCCAATACAGTCGCCGAAACCTGTGCGGCGAGTTGTGTAGTGGAAAGCCCTGTGAAAATACGCGGCAGAATTGACCTAGCGTCGCGGCCCTTACGGATGAATATAACGCTTTCGTTGCTTCCATAACGAGCCACATCCACCCCGAGAACCAGCGGCGCAAAGTCGTCGCCATAGAAATCCTCCAATTGCGACGCGTTGCGAGCGACTTCGCCGGAGATGAATTCCATCTCGCCGACGCGGGGGAAGGATCCCTTGACGCGAATGCGAACGAAGTCGGAGTCTTCGCCGTAGGCGGAAATCCATTTGGCGATTTGTTTTTTGTTGGTAAGTGTTACTTCTCGCGAATCGACTTGGGTCGAGTGCCAGGTCTTGGCGTGCCGGTGGCCGGGGAAGCAGTCTCGGAATCTTCCGGAATTGCGTGTGGGATTGCCAAAGACTGCCCAGATGATCTGGGTGCCTTCGTCCGTAAGGGCTCCTTCGGTGGTTTCCCAGATGATATCAGGAATCGCTGACGCTTCGTCAAAAATGACAAGGATTCGTCTCCCTTTGTTATGGAGGCCTGCGAAGGCTTCTGTGTTGCGTTCCGACCAAGGAACCATATCGAATCGCCAGTCCTCGGCGGCAGAGCGAGCAAAGAGGCTGGTGGCTGTGAGCTCAAAGAGTTCCTTTCCAATAAACATGTGGAACCATTTACCAAGCTCCACCCAAGTCTTGGTTTTTAACTGAGTTTCGGTGTTAGCGGTAACGACACCACGGGTGTTTGGGAAGGTTGACATTCCCCATAGAATGAGCCAAGATACAAGGCACGATTTGCCTACGCCGTGTCCGGAAGCTGTAGCTTCTTGAATCGCTTCATCGACTGTAAGCAAGCCGAGACGGATTCGTTCAAGCAACGCTCGTTGCCAGTCTTCGGGTCCATCTTCTTTTTCCAATCGCGATCCAGCGACGCCCCAAGGGAATGCCCCAGCGACGAACGCCAAGGGGTCATTGCTGACACTGGCGAGCCAGGCTAAGAGTGGGGCGTCAGAGTCGTCACTCACTTGGCTTGACCTCCAAGAGGGGAAGCGCCGCTGCCGGCCTTGGCCTGGCGGTCTTGATCCGCATCGGCCTTGAATTGTTGCTCCATCTGACCTTTGAAGAAGTCGTTGAGCCTATCGTGATTTTCCTTAATCGCATCTAGATGCTTTTGCATGGGGTGAGGTTTTTGGCCGGGCTTGGGTATGGAAAGATCAGCCATTGGAAGGATCCTCATTTTCAATCAACTTGATAGGTCGTCCGTTGATAACCTTTGCCGACGCCTGCAACGCCTGTCCAAGGCGCTCGGCAAGGTCCAGTGTGATTTTCTTCGTCACGACTTTGCCATAGCCTGTACGATCGGCCATGTTGCCTATGATTGCATTGAGGTCTTTGTAAGGGACGAAGTCTCCGGATTCTTCTGCATCGCGAAGCTGGTCCAATTGCTTTCGCACAGCAACGGTTCCAGTTTCC